TCACCGCCGGCTCCTGCCATCGTTGCGTCCGCCCTGCACCGGCGCGGCCGTCAGGAAATCATCGCCCGGAATGTCGGGAAATCCCTGAAAGTTGAAGCCATTGGCGAATGCGTTCGTGCAGGTTGCCCAGCGTTTGTCGCAGTGGACCCCGGGGAAACTGCCGAGATCGACCTTGCATCGCGCGTCGCCCAACTGAGCGTCGCAGTCGCGGCCATAGGTTCTACCAATCACGCGCTCCAGCGCCGCCATCGGACCTTCCAGGTCGGCGCTGAATCCGTCCCCGATGCGCCGTACGCGCGCCAGCCGCGCCACCCACAGCCGCACCTTCAGGTCCGGTCTTCGCCAATCGACCCGCCACAACGCCACCTCCGCTCGATCGTACAGGCCCGCCGCGATGTCGGCTTCGCTGATCGAGGTGTCGTCGAGGACGCCGGCCACGGCTATCGAGCCCGGCACGAGGCCGACAGAGCTTTCAGCGGCGCCGAGGGTCCATCCGCTGGCGGCCAGGCAAGGGATGCCGTTAACCTCCAGATCGCGGTCGTGATCCGTGAATCCCGCCTCTACGCCGTCGGCGCGTTTCAGCAGCCAGGCATAGCACAGGGTCGACGCTCCGCTCTCGATGCGAGTCGCCAGTTCTGCCGGTATCGGACGCATGCTTCAGACCCTCACCTCGATCAGGGGCACGGCCGCCATCCGCCCAGCCGCGAAACTTTCCAGCGTCACATCGACCCTGTCGGCGTCGAAGCGGACCGGCACATCGAACTCGAATCCCGCTGTGACGAGGGCCGCGGCGGGAGGCGGCGTGACGAGGGTGACCAACCCTGTCGCCGGACCGACCTCGAAGGCGCCGGCATCCAGTTCGACGGCGTCCACCCCGACCTTCACGGTGCCCGCGACCGGCTTGTGGATCCGGCGCGTCACTGTCTCTTCGCCTTCGCCGTACCGCTTGCTCAATTCGAAGGAGGTGCGCGCTCCGTCGCCGACGCCGAGACTCTGGTCGAGATGCGTGATCGCTCCGCTCGGCGCGCAGGATTTGAAGTCGGCGAAATCCCTGAAGCGGAAGCCGTACAGCCGCCCGAACCGCGCTTCAAAGAAGGCGGTCAAAGTCGCCATGTCGTCCAGCGACTTCAGGCTCGCCCCGATCAGATAGCGCCTGCGTCCCTGCGCCCACGGCGTGGAACGCCGCTCGAAGCCGGAACCAAGCGTCACGATCTCCGTCCGCCGTTCGACCCCGCCCGTCGATCCGAACGCCAGGCGCACGGGCAGCCTCACCTCGTGAAAGGCCATGACATCATCTCCTGGGGTGTTTTGACCCGGGCGGGCCTAGAGCCGGCGCGCTCCCAAAGAGACCGCCCGGGCCAGCGCCTGGGCGATCTGCGCCTCCGATCTCAGAAGGGACTCCGCCCCGCCGTCGACGCTTACGTTCACTGTCACGTTCCCGCCGCCCGTCGGGTCGATCATGCCGGAACCTGCCGGTCGGAACAGTTCCGGTCCGCGTTCGCCGACCAGGTACGCTCCTCCCGCCGAGACCGCACCGCCGTCCGCGCGTGCGCCCGAGAACATCGATCCGGCGGCCTGTGCGATCGCGCTCGACAGGCCTCCCGCCCCTCCGCCGGCGGCCGTATTGATCGCTGCGAGGACGCTGCGGGCCAGTTCGGCCAGGGAGACCTCTCCGTCGGCCGCGGCCCGCGCCAGCGACCGCGTCAGGCTGGCGCCCGCCCGGTCGAAGGCGTTTTCGATCGACGCCGCCGCTCTCTCGGCGGGCTCCCTGAGGCCTTCCAGCGCCGCGGCCGCTTCGGCCGCCCGGCGGGGCAAGGAGTCCACGCCGTCTCGTCCAGGCTCGTCAGTCATCGGGCCACGCCTCCGCCATTCGCTCGAATTCGCTGCGCCGCATCGGCTCTCCCGCCGGGGAGGTTTCCGTCAGCATCCGCCATTCCTTCAACGACAGTCGCCAGAAGGCCCCGGGGCGTACGCCCAAATGACCGGCGGCGCGCAGCATCGCCCCCCAGGGCGTCTTCAAGTGGCCGCCGCGAACGTCTTGGCCACAGCCTCCGCTGCCTCGCGCGGATCAATCGCCGCCTGGGCCAGTCCATTCGCCAAAGCGTCCTCGCCCCCACCCCTGAGCAGCGCCGTGAGAACCGTAGTCAGGTCGCGGGCCGAGAGGGACCGCATCCGTTCCGCGAGCGAGACCAGCCCGTCGCAGCCCATCGCCGTCTCCATCTGCGCCAAGGCGCCTAGCGTCAGGCACAGCCGCCGCTCGGCCCCGGCAAGCATCGCTAAGACTTCGCCTCTCGCACCATTGGCCGACATCACGCCGCTCCGAATATTAGCTCGCCCGCGCTGGCGAGGCTGATCGCGAACGTCGCCTCGCCCTCGTGCTCGCCGGCGTATTCGAGGGCCGACACCAGAAAGGGGCCCTCCAGCAAGCCGAAGTCTGGCACGACCAAACGCCAGGTCCGCGCCGCCTGGTCGAAGAACGCCTCCCGGATCAGCGCATCCGAGGCTGCATCGCGAAAGATGCCCTGCCCCGCGACGGCCGCCGACTTCACGCCCGCGCCGCCCAGCAGTTCCCGCCAGCGTCCGGCGCTGTCCCCGTCGGTGGTGTCCACCGTTCGCGCGTTCAGAGACAGCGTCCGGGCCCTAAGCCCCGCCACCGTCGTGAAGACGCCCGGAGCGCCCTCGATCTTCAACAGGATGTCCTTGCCGCGTTGCGCCGCCATCTTCAGTCCTCCTCGGTGACGGCGCGCACACGCAGCACCGCGAATGTTCTCAGCCCGTCGGCTGCCGGATAGACGTCCGCGAATGTCAGCCTCAGGCTGATGGTGCGCACGCCGTCCGCCGCAAGCGAGGCGTCCGTCAGCTTCACCCGCAGCGCCGCCAGCGTCGCCTTGGCTTCCTCCGTGCCGCGGAACCGCGACACGACGGTCAGGGTCAACGCATGCTCCACCCCGCCCCCGTCGGCGCTGACCGGCCGGCTTTCGGACGGTCCGATCAGCAGGTGCGGAAAGGCAGGTTTGTCGGGGGCCGCATCCCAGATGCGCGCCGGTTCCCCCAGCAGGGCGCACAAGGCAGGGTCTGCGGCCAGGTGCGCGATAAGCGCCTTCTGCAAAGCCAGTTCATGGCTCATGTCGTCCGCTCCAGAGTCAGGATCGCCTGTCCGCCCACTGTCTCGGTCGACCGGATTCGCCAGTCGGCGCCGCTGAATCTCAGCACCCGCTCCGGGCTCAGGCTCGTGTCGGCCCGGGCTTCAGCCGTCAGGGTCTCAACGATCCGCGCACCGCCGGGCTCGCTCTTCTCACGCCGTCGCCGCGGACCCAGCTTCAGCCAAGCGGAGCCGACCGGCTCCCAGCTCACCGCCCGTCCGCCATAGGGCGTCTCGCTCTCCACGCCTTCGAACAGGCCGGCCAGCACCCTCACAACCGCACCACGCGATACGGCGCGATCCAGGCCTCGACCGGTTGGATCGACATCTCGCTGTCACCCCGCTCATAGGCGCGCAGGGTCAGCATCAGGGTCGCCAGCCGCAACGGCGCCGGCGAAGTCGAGGTCAGCGCCAGGCCAACGTCGCCCTCGACCCTCGCCTGGGCGGCGTTGATCAGGGTCTGGATCAGCTCGTCCTCGGCGTCGTGCTCGACGCGCAGGAACAGCTTCGCCTCGGTGAGAGACACCGGTGCGGTCATCTGGATCTCGCTTTTCTCGATGGGGCGGAGATCGCGGGACGGAGGATTCAGGACCCGCGCGTCTCATCAGCGATCGCCAGTTTCGGCCGAAGTCGGGCGAGCGACGACCCTGTCGCCGCTCGCCTACTGACCTCCGCGACTAGGTCGCCGCGAACTTCATCACCTTGATGGCGTCGAAATTCTGCACCCCGCCGCCGACCCGCTTGGTGGTGTAGAACAGCACATACGGCTTGGCGGAATACGGATCCCGCAGCACCCGGACGCCGGCGCGATCGACGATCAGATAACCGCGCTGGAAGTCCCCGAACGCAATAGCGGCCGCGTTGGCCGCCACATCAGGCATGGTTTCGATCTCGGTCACTGCATAGCCCAGCAGGCTGGCGGTCTCCCCCGGCCGCTGCGCCGGCTGCCACACGTAGGCGCCGTCGCTGTCCTTGAACTTGCGTACCGCCGAGACCGTCCTGCGGTTCATCACGAAGCGGCCGTTCGGCCGATATCGGGCCTTCGGCGCATAGACCAGGTCGATCAGCCGGTCGGTCGGACTGGAAGACGAGAACGCCCCCGCCGCACCCGAAGCCACATAGCCGATCTTGCCCCACTCATGGCTCGCCTCGGCGACGATGTCGTAGCTCAGGAACCCCTTCGGCTTGTTAACGCCGTCGCCGCTCACGAAGGCGCTCGTCTCCTGCGCGGCGAAGGCGTCCTCGACCTCCGACGCCAGCCATTCGTCCAGGTCGATGAGCGCGTCATCCAGCAGGCTCTGGGTGGCCGCCGGACTGGCGTACAGGTCGGCCGACGGGAACTCCAGCAGCGCCAGCGTCGCCGGGTCCGTCTCCGGTCGCGCCGCCGTCTCGGCGACCCAGCCCGCGGCCAGACCGGCGGTTGACACCGGCTTCCTGAACACCCCGGCGCCAACCGTGCGCACGCTGGCGATCTCGCGCATGGGCGAACCGGCCATCAGCCGCCGCTCGATCGCCCGCTCGGTCTGCTCCGGCACCACATAGCCGGCCGAGTTGGACGCGGTCGACAGCCCCGCCTTCAGCTCCAGGCCAAACGATTGGCCCGTCTTCAGATAGCCGTCGAACGCGCTCTTCTCCTCCCCATGGAAAGGGGAGGGAGATCGCAAGGCGGTGGAGGGGCCGGTGACGCCAAGCTCCGGGCGCCGCCCCTCGCTGACCACCCGGTCGAGCCGCGCCTGGGCGCTGCTCACGGCCTGGTCGATCCGCGCCACCTTCTCTTCCAGCAGCGTATCGGCCGACGCCTTGCGCTCGATCTCGTCCAGCCGGGCGTCGTTGGCCCCTTTGAACGCCTCGAACGCCGCCATCATTTCGTGCATGGCGGCGCGCGCCTCGGGGGTGCCCGAGGCCGTCTTGGTCTCTTTCATGGTGTCTCCGGTTTTCAGGAACCGCGATGTGCGGTTGGGATGGGGGCGTCGTCCGCGCCCGAAGAAAGCTTCGTCCTGCCGAGACGGCCGCCTCGGGGCCCCACCGGCCTGGACCCGATTGCCGGCCGGAATCTCGCACCCGGCAGCATCGGAAAGGTCACCAGCGAAACCTCCCACAGGTCCACTTCCACCAGCACCCGCAGCCGCCCCTCGCGACGCGCCCGCTGGCTCCGGAACCCGATCGACAGGCCGTCCAGTGCACCGGCGCGGGCCAGCGCCCGGGCGAAGCGGGCCTCGGCCGACCAGTCCATGATCCGCCCGCGCACCCACAGGCCGCGGTCGTCCTCGCGCATCTCGTCCCAGACGCCGACCGGCGCCCGGCCTTCGTGCTGGTGCAGCATCCGAACCCCGCGCGCTCCCGCCGCTGCCAGGCTGGTCGCGAAGGCGCCTCTCGCGACGACATCCCCGTTCAGGTCGGCCACGCCCCAAAGGGAGGCGTAGCCCTCGATCGCCAGTTCGGACGCGCCGACGTTTGCAGCCACCATCGGATCCGAACTCGTCATGCTCATTCGCCGCGCTCCAACCGGATTTCCATCCGCTCCACCGCGGCCCGGGTGGCCTTGCTCTGCTCCTCCAGCCGCGCGAGCCGCTCGGCCACCTGACGATGCTCGCCGACCCGGTCCTCCAGGGTGGCGATCCGCGCCGCCGCGCCGCCAGCCCAGACCAGCGCCCCGGCTGTCTGCACCGCCAGCGCCGCGATCACCGCGACCGGGATCTTCCGCATATCCATCACACACCTACTCCAGCCATGCGCCGCCGTTCCTCGTCGGTCAGGAAGCTGGCGGCTTCCAGTCGCGCCCACAGGGCGTCGCGCTCCGGCTGCAGCGCCGGCACGGCATCGAGGTCCGCCTCGATCCTCGCGCCCGGGAACCGCGAGCCCAGCCATCCGGTCAGCGCTGCCGCTGTCTTCCTCGTCAGAGGCGCCACCGTGCCCCGCCAGAAGGCGCCATTCGCCTCGCGATAGTTGGAGTAGGTCGCGTCTCCCGGAATCCCCAGCAGTTGCGGCGCCACGCCGAAGGCGAGCGCGATCTCGCGCGCCGCCGCGTGCTTGCCCGCGATGAAATCCATGTCGGCGGGCGTCCAGCTCATCGGCTTCCAGTCCAACCCGCCTTCCAGGATCATCGGCCGGCCGGCGTTCAGTGTCCCCGAGTGGCTTTCGTTGATCTGCGCCCGCAGGGCCTCGAACTGCTCCGCCGTCAGCCGCTCGCCGTCCTGCGCGCCATAGACCAGCGCCCCGCTAGGACGCGCCGCATTGTCCAGCAGCGCCTTGTTCCAGGCGCCCGAGGCGTTGTGCACGTCGATCGCCGACGCGGCCGCCTCAAGCGGCGAAAAGCCGTAGTGATCGTCTGTCGGATGGAACAGCTTCAGCTGCATCACCGGCATCCAGCCGTCGGCCTGACGCCCGATCCGCAGCGACCGGCCGTCGACGGAGTATTCGTAGGCCTCGGGCCAGCCGGCGCGACCCGGCACCACCTTCACCCGATCCGGCCGCAGCACCCAAAGCTCCTGGGGTACTTCGTCACCCACCGCCTCGGCATAGGCGTTGCCCGCCGTCTGCAGCCCGCCGTAAAGCGCCTCGAGAAATTCCGTGCCCGACTGCTCCGGATTAGGCTGGGCGAGCAGCCTGGCGAGCGGATGATCGTCGCGCCTCTCCCCGTCGATGAATACGCTCAGCGGGGTCGACGCCGCCGCCTCGGCCACCATCCGCACGCATCGATAGGCCACCGCGTTGCGAGCGAACCCCTCGTTCGCGAGGCTTGCATAGTCCCTCGGCGTCCATCGCGGCCGTCCCGCGCTGGTCAGGGCGATCAGCGGACCGACCCGACTATCCTTGGTCTCGGGCGCGACAACGCTCCGTCGCCCCCCGAAGGGTCGCCGCCAGTTCAGCAT